ATTGACCTTGCGTCCGCTTCTGACATGGTGACGGATGCCATGTCGGCTCTTGGCATGGGTGTGGATGAAGCCGGAAAAATGGTAGACCAGATGGCAAAGACATCGTCTACCACCAATACCTCTGTGGCACAGCTTGGTGAAGGTATTCTGACCATTGGTGCAACAGCCAAGTCTGTGAAGGGAGGCACGGCTGAACTGAATACGGCTCTTGGTATCCTTGCCAACAACGGTATCAAGGGCGCGGAAGGCGGTACGCATCTCCGAAATATTATCCTTTCCCTGCAGAACCCTACTGACAAAGCCGCCGCTGCAATGGAGCAGTTGGGTGTGGATGTATACGATTCTCAGGGTAATATGAGGAGCATGAATGACATTCTGGGTGATTTGAATACCAGCATGGACGGCATGACCTCTGCGGAAAAGAGCAATATTATCAGCAACATTTTCAACAAGACCGACCTGTCCTCAGTCAATGCCCTGCTCGCCAATACAGGCGATACCTGGGATGATTTGCAGCAGTCTATCGCCAACAGCGGCGGCGCGGCACAGCAGATGGCGGACACACAGCTTGATAACCTGCAGGGGCAGTTGACGATTTTGAAGTCCGCCCTTGAGGGGCTTGCCATTTCCTTTGGCGAGCTGCTGATGCCTGCCATCAAATCCATTGTATCCGGTGTGCAGGGTTTTATTGATAAGCTGAACAGCCTGGATGAAGGGACAAAGAAAGTAATTGTAACGGTGGCATTGATTGCTGCCGCCCTTGGGCCGGTGCTGATTGTGATTGGCAAGGTGGTCTCCGCAGTGGGTTCTATTATGACCTTCGTCCCCAAGCTGGTGAGCGGGTTTAAGATGGTCAAAACAGCTTTTACAGCATTAAGCGGTGTGCTTGCAGCTAATCCGATTATTCTGATTGTGGCGGCAGTCGCAGCAGCTGTAGCAGCCATTGTCCTGCTGTATAACAAATGTGAGTGGTTCCGGGATGCCGTGAATGCTGTTTGGCAGGCGGTTTCCGATTTCTTTATGACGATCTGGAATGGCATTGTGAATTTCTTTACCCAGACGATTCCGAACGCTTGGAATTCCGTGGTCGCATTTTTTCAGGGCATTCCTGAATGGTGGTCAGGCCTGTGGCAGTCCATCAGCGATTTCTTCGGCACGATTTGGACGAACATGATGAACAATCCGGTCTTGTCCGCTATCACGACCACCATTCAAAGCCTGTGGCAGAATCTTGTCACCACCCTGCAGGGCATCTGGACGGGACTGACCACGATTGCATCCGGTGCGTGGGAACTGCTGAAAAATACGATCCTTGCACCTGTGCTTTTGCTGATCGACTTGGTGACCGGGAATTTTACAAAGCTGAAGGAAGATGCGACCGCCATATGGACGAATATCCAGACTGCGGCATCTACCATTTGGTCAGGAATCAAGCAGGTGGTCGGCTCGTTTGTGCAGGGGCTGGTTACTCATGTATCCACGCTGATTTCCGGTCTGGCAAGTACGCTGTCTGCCCTGTGGACATCCATTAAGAATACGGCATCCACGCTTTGGACAAATTTGAAAACCACAGTTTCCACGATAGCAATGAATATCAAGACCGGAGCAGTGACAGCATTTCAAAATCTGGTATCTGGCATCCGGTCTGCCTTAAGCGGACTTGGCTCTGTGGTATCAAACGGATTTCAGTCAGCGATTTCCTTTATCACCTCGCTGCCCTCCAGGGCATTGCAGTGGGGGCGCGATTTCATCAATGGGATTGCAAACGGAATCCGCAATGCCATCAGTAACGTGACGAACGCGGTATCCAGTGTGGCAAACACCATCCGTTCTTTCCTGCACTTCTCTGTGCCGGATGAAGGACCGCTGACGGATTATGAATCCTGGATGCCGGACTTCCTCGGAGGGCTGGCAAAGGGCATTGAAAAGAGCCGCAGTATGGTAAGCAAGGCGATGGACGATGTGGCATCGGATATGGTGCTGAACTCCAAAACCGGCTCTTTGGACTATACAGTGAACGGAAACACAGCCGCCGGGAATGAAGTGGCGGCGGTCAATCTGACGCAGCCTGTCACGATTGACGGAAATGTAATTGCAACGATTGTATCGGAGATCCAGTGGTCGCAGGGCAAGGTGACCATGCGAAATCTTGGAAAAGCATAAAGGAGGGATGGCAGATGCTGCCTGAAAATTATAAACTGCTGGAATATGTCCAGAACGGCTCTGCCGGTTCCTATTTTGATACCGGATTCAAGCCGGGGTATGGCACGAAAATTGAATTTGATGGGTATGTGGTTTCTGGTGATACGGCACTTTACGGCTGTCGTACCGCCAATAATGTCAAGCAGTATGCTCTTCAGTTAATTGCTTCTGGCCTGTATCGCGGCGGATATGCCACCATGCAGAAGATATTTGACAGTGCCTATACAGCCGGAAAACGATATCTGTTTACGCAGGAGAACTGGCAGTATTATATCGATGGGAACTGGGTGGGTGAATCAGACGATACCAGTACAGGCCTTGCCTGTGAATACCCCTTATATGTCCTCGGCACTGTTAATACAAAAGGCACGGCGGGAAACTTTGGTATTGTACGGCTCTACGATATGCGGATTTACCAGAAGGGTGTTCTGGTGCATGAATATGTGGGCTGTACGGATGAAAGTGGAGTTGTGGGACTGTATGACCTGGTGGAGAACGTCTTCCTTTCTCCAGCTGGGACGGCGGATATTATCGCCGGACGTGTTGTAACTGCACTTACCGTAACACCTCCCACAAAACTGAAATACGCTGTGGGAGAAACACTTGATTTGTCTGGCATGACGGCTGTGGTAACCTACGAGGATGAAGTGCATGAGGATGTGACGGGTGCGTGTGAAGTGTCCGGCTATTCCTCCGATACGATGGGGATACAGACAATTACCGTCAGCTATCATGGTGTGAGCAGCACGTTTGCTGTAGAAGTAGTTGGTTTGCAGTCTCTGGACATTACACCGCCGACAAAGGTTTCTTACCATATCGGGGACAGCCTGGATACGGCTGGATTGACGGCCGATGCGGTTTATTCAGACGGAACCAGAGTGGATGTGACTGCCGATATCCAGGTCAGCGGATATGACCAGGCAACAGCGGGTGTGCAGACCATAACAGTCAATTACCTGTCAATCTCTGCCCAATTTACTGTGACGGTATATGATGTCACCGAGCTGCAGCTCGTGCCGCCGACCAAAACGGAATATCAGTATGGTGAGGAACTTGACCTTGCCGGACTGGTGGTGACGGTGGTGTATGCGGACGGCTTTACAGAGAACAGAACGGACTATACGGTAAGCGGATATTCTGCCCTGACAGTAGGAGAGCAGACGGTTACAGTATCTTATCGGGCGGTCAGCGCTTCATTTACAGTTACTGTCATTACGGACGTGACTGGCATTGAAATTACATCTTTGCCGACCAAAACGGAATATAAGCAGGGCGAAACATTCTCCTCTGATGGCTTGGTGGTATCTACCATCAATACAGCGGGAGAAAAGGAAGCCATCACAGATTATACATTGTCCGGCTTTGACTCTGCCGTTCTCGGAGAGCAGACGGTGACCGCCAGCTATGCAGGATTTACAGCATCGTTTACTGTGAATGTGGTGCAGGACATACTGACGGCAAAATGCGGAACACCGACTACTGCTAATGTAGTGGCTGCACTTGACCTCTATACCGGAGTGCTGACATTTGAAGGAACTGGAGCCATCTTGGGATACAGCAGTTCCTCCTGGATGTTTTCTACTTCCTACCGGGCGAAGGTAAAACAGGTCATTGTTAGCGAAAGCATTACCAATATCGGAAGTTACCTGTTCTATCAGTGTACCAATCTGACGGAGGTATCACTGCCGTCAACCCTTGGTGCAATCAACACCTATGCTTTTTATGGGTGCACGAAATTAAAGACGGTCTCCAATCTGGACAAGGCGGACAGCATTGCAAGCTATGCTTTTTACCAGTGTTCCGCTTTGGCAGGAGAAATCCATCTGGATTCCGTGACGAGCCTTGCGACATACTGCTTTGCGTACTGCACGTCTCTGAAGACTGTCACGATTGGAGCGGCGGTAACCTCCATCCACAGCTATACATTCCGTTACAGTACAGCCATCAAATCCATTTATGTGGATAAGGAATACCAGATTATTTCCGGCTATCCTTGGGGAGCGACCAATGCAACGGTCACCTGGGCAACATCTCCCCTGGCAAGCCTGACACTTTTGACACCGCCGGATAAGACTGAATACCGCTATGGGGAGACCTTTGACAAAACCGGATTGTCTGTACGCTTATTTTATACAGACGGGAGCAGTCGGGACATCACTGATGTTTCGGTTCTGTCTGTGGGATACTCGTCCACAAAGCTGGGAACGCAGACGGTAACGGTAACTTACCGAACAGTTTCTACGGAAACGAGCATCACGGTTATTAACTATGTATCTGGTATTACAGTTCTTACCCCACCGGACAAAACGGTATATGAGGAAGGAGAACGGCAGGATTACACCGGGCTTTCCGTGGCAAAAACCTATGCAGACGGCAGTACAGAAGAAATCAGCACTTTTACCGTGGCAAACCTGGATTATGAAGTCCTGGGGTTACAGAGCGTTGTTGTGACCTACGAGGAATTCACCACCAGTTTTACGGTCACAACTCACTTTCCGACCAAGCTGTCCAGGCTACTTGGTGTGACTTCCAACATGGAGATGATTCGTAATAACACCAAGAACGATGACGGAACGGATACTCTGACGGGCGTGGATTGGTTTTATTTCAATCAGGTGCTGGCTGATAATATCTATGTAAACGGCAACAACTGGATTGGATTTGGCGTATCGGCGGCAGGGCTGAATGTCTGCAACCGTGATGGTGCTACCTGGTATGTCCGCAGGCTGGAGGGGAAACTGACCAACGGGCATCGCTTCCTAAAGATTGAGGTGGAGGGTTACACACGCTACAATTATTCGTCCACCACCTATAAGCTGGTCTATGAACTGTATCTGTTTGATGATAACTCCATGTTCCTGAATATTATTCAGACACCGACTTCATCAAGCTATCTGGGGACTTCGTCCCTGGTTTGCGGAACAGAGACAATAAGCTATACGGTAGAAGTGAATACTCCTGTGATGTACAGCTTTTATCCCGGCGGAGAAGGTGGTGTGGACTGGCAGATCGATGCCATGCCGCATAAATTCCTGATTGATGGGATTGAAGTTGTCACCATGCCCACGAAGACAGAATACCGATGTGGAGAAGAACTGGATTTAGCAGGAATGACTGTTGCGCTAAAGACTGACCTGGAGAAAACGCAGCTGATTGATGAATATGTGGTATCCGGGTATGACCCGGTAAAGGCAGGAACGCAGTCCGTGCTTGTGTCTTACCTGGATTATCAGACATCCTTTGAGATTACGGTTATTGATGGTTTCACCGTGCGTTTTCTTTATTATGACAATAACACGGGAGCCGATGTGGTACTGAAGGAGGAATGGGTCAACTATGGGCAGGCAGCCACACCGCCGGAGGATACGTCCCGGTCAGGTTATATATTTTCCGGGTGGAGCGGCAACTACAAGATAATCACATGGGACATTGATATCTATGCGGAGTTCATTCCAAAGAATGTTCTGACCGTGCTGTTTGTGGATTATGATGGGCGGCTGTTAAAGAAGCAGTTCGTCATGCGTGGTGCGGTCGCAAATGCACCGGATGCCCCTCTTAGGGAAGGATATGTCTTTTCCGGCTGGGATACTGCTTTCGACTATGTGGTCACGGATTTGACGGTCACGGCTCTGTATGAGACCCGGTCGGACACGTTCTTAGTGACCTTTCTCGACTGGGATGATGCCACCCTAAAGCAGGAGCGTGTGGTCTATGGGGGCGGTGCATCTGCACCAATGCCGCCGGAACGCTCCGGTTATTTCTTTCTTGCCTGGAGTGAGTCCTTTGGCTATATCACCAGAGATTTGACCGTGCAGGCAGTGTACCGGAAAAACCGAAAGAGGGTGTCTGCCGAGGTCTATAATGGGAATCTTATGGTTGGAGAAATCCGAATGGCGATAGACTGTACGCTCTCTCAAAAGCTGAATGGCGAGTGTACCTTTGAACTGACCACGCTTGCTGCTTATGCATCCTTTGTAAGAAAGCGGTATCGGGTGGAACTGGACGGTCTGATTTTTGACCTGACCGGGATTGAAAAGAAAGCACAGAACGGTAAATACCTGCTGACCATCAAGGGAGAACACGTCAGCTACATTCTCAATGATGAGGATTATGACATTACCGAGTTTTCCTTTACTGGTTCTCCGGCACGTTGCCTGGCAAAAATCCTTCAGGGTACTCCGTTTACGGCAGGCACTGTTGAGTTCACAAAAGAAGTGACTTTAAAAATCAACCAGAAATGCACACGGAGGAATGCTCTCATGCAGCTGGTGGCACTGTGCGGCGGCGAACTGGAATATGATAAATACTCCATCGGTATCCGGGAGCATATCGGCCGGACAGACCCCATTGAACTGATGGATACCGAGAATGTCAAAAATGTGGGGATGTCCTACAATGCTTCGGAGAATACGGAGACCTACAGCGTAGAACTGTACCGTAAACAGGAGATTGCCCTTGGGGATGAGATACACATCGTATTTCGTCCCCTTTCCATTGACAAGACCAAGCGAATCGCCGGGATAGACTGGAATCCATTTAACTTCCGAAAAATCAGCGTCAGTGTGGGTGGTTATCGTGCATCCCTCTCAGATACACTTTACCAGGTGGAGGAGGACACGGATACTACGGCACAGGATTTGCAGAATCTGTCGGATAAGGTGGAAGGGCTGTCCGATTCCTTTGACAGCCTGTCGGGAAACCTGGGCGGATTTAATGTGCTGAGCGTGTATGAGCTGCCTGCCAATCCGGACATGAACACGATTTATCTGATCCAAGGAACAGTGGAGGTGAACTGATGGGACAGCAGAGTGCAAGAATGTATTATCACGGAGCCGACCATAAGGATATCTGGTTCCAAGGGATGTACCATGACAAGATGTACCTGGGGAATATGCTGGTGTGGGAGAAAATCCGGCATCCGTTCTGTTCGCAGTATTTTATGGTTGAGGACTGTATTTCCAGTTATGGCGATCATTTGATTGATGAATATGGAGTTCGGCTTGATTACAACGAAGATGCTATCATCAGAAAATGTGGCATTTATCTGACGCAGTCCGGCAATGACTGGTACCGGACAATAGCCTGCCGGGGTGAGAATATCACCTATGCAAGGTATGTGCCTTACCTTTCCTACCGTGGAGAGATTATCTATGATGGTCTGAACACGAGTGGAATCAATACGTTTACATTAAGCCAGAACAGCTATGGCGTGTGGAATTACAGTGATTATAAAACGATTCACGCAAATCTGACCGATGCCTCCGGTAAACTTCTGACCATCCATTCCATAGGGTATGATTCCACCAATGCCCGTCTGTTTACGGATTTGTCAGAGATGAAGGCATGGCTTAACGTAGAAGATTAATAACCTGGAATCAAGCGACTGTCCATTACGGATGGCCGCTTTTTTCATACAAAAATTCAAAGGAGGATTTGATTATGAAGGAATTTTGGAACACGATTCAACTGGTTTTTGCAGCCATCGGAGGGTGGCTCGGCTACTTTTTGGGCAGCTATGACGGCCTGCTGATTGCCCTGCTTGTCTTTGTGGTGGTGGATTATCTCACGGGTGTGATGTGCGCCATTGCAGACAAGACTCTGTCCAGCGAAGTCGGCTTTAAGGGCATCTGCCGGAAGGTGCTGATCTTCATCCTGGTGGGCATTGCCAACATCCTGGATGTGCAGGTCATAGGTGACGGCAGCATTCTCCGCACGGCAGTAATCTTTTTCTACCTCTCCAATGAGGGTGTATCCCTGCTGGAGAACGCCGGGCATCTGGGGCTGCCTATCCCGGAGAAGCTGAAAGCTGTCATGGAGCAGCTCCATGACAGAGCTGCCATTGACGAGAAGGAGGATGAGTAATTATGGGATACACGAATAGTTCTATGGTGGCATACACCCTGTTAAGCCCGAACCATTCCGGGCAGAGGACACACAGCATTGACCGCATCACACCCCACTGCGTAGTGGGGCAGCTTTCTGCGGAGAGCATTTGCGGATGCTTTACCAGTTCGTCCAGACAGGCAAGCTGCAACTACGGCATTGGTACGGACGGCAAAGTATCCTTGTGTGTGGAGGAGAAAAACCGTTCCTGGTGTTCTTCCTCCAATGCCAATGACCAGAGAGCCGTCACGATTGAGTGTGCCAGTGATAAGACAGAGCCGTATGCGATGAACGATGCGGTTTATTCCACACTGATTAAACTCTGTACGGACATCTGCAAGAGAAACGGCAAGAAAAAGCTGCTCTGGCTTGGGGATAAGGATAAGACACTGAATTACTCCCCGGCATCGGATGAGATGGTGCTGACGGTTCATCGCTGGTTTGCCAACAAGTCCTGTCCGGGAAACTGGTTGTATGCAAGGCTGGGTGACCTGGCATCAAAGGTTACGGCGGCTCTTGGCGGTGTAGCGTCTGCCACCTCCGGCTTGCAGGCCAGTGTGTTTGCAGGACTGTCGGAGGCAGATGTGATCGCCAAAGTGGGGCCACTGTTTACCGCAGACCAGAAGAAGAACGGCATCCTGGCATCGGTTTCTTTGGCACAGTTTATCCTGGAAAGCGGATATGGAAAGTCGGAGCTGGCGCAGAACGCTAATAACTGCTTTGGCATGAAGAAATCCCTCTCCGGCAATACCTGGGGCGGTTCTTCCTGGGACGGCAGTTCCGTCTACACCAAGCAGACCAAGGAGCAGAACGCCGATGGCAGCTATACCACCATCACGGCGGACTTCCGTAAATACAGTAATGTGGAGGACTCCATTGCTGACCACAGTGCGTATCTGCTGGGAGCGAAAAATGGCTCTGCCCTCCGATATGACGGGCTGAAAGGCTGCACGGATTACCGGAAGGCTGCACAACTTATTAAGAACGGTGGCTATGCCACTTCGCTGACCTATGTGGACAAGCTGTGCGAGATCATCGAGCGATGGAACCTGACACAGTATGATGTGGCGGTATCTGCTGACAGCGGTGGTTATCCGGAGAAGTTGACCAGCGGTTACTACCGTGTCCGCAAGACTTGGGCAGACAGTAAATCGCAGCTGGGGGCCTATCAGGTGCTTGCCAATGCTAAAGCAAAGGCAGACGCTAATCCAGGGTATTTCGTTTTTGATGAATCCGGAACGGCATTCTATCCGGAGAACTCCTCAAATTTGCAGAGTCCCTACATGGTGCGAGTGGCGATTTCAGATTTGAATATCCGCCGGGGTCCCGGAACGAACTACGCCAAGACAGGGAAGTTCACAGGTGTGGGTACGTTCACGATTGTTGATGAGGCAGACGGTCAGGGAGCATCCCGTTGGGGACTCTTGAAATCTTATGCCGCAGAACGAAATGGCTGGGTGAGTTTGGATTATGCCAGCAAGGTTTAAGTGAATAAATAATTTTAAGCCGTAGGCAATGTGTCCAGATTTGGACGCATTCGCTTACGGCTTATTTTTTTTGCCCTTTTGGTTCTTGAATGCTGGTTTTCTGTCCTTTCACTGTTAGAGGCAATGACCTCATAACGATGGGAGGTGTCAGCAGTGACAGAAAATCAGAAAGCGCAAATCTGCGCACTCCGAAAACAGGGTGCCGGATATATGAAGATAGCACAGCAGACAGGTATTTCGCAGAATACTATTAAATCATTCTGCCGGAGGAATAACCTCACTGGCACGGAGAAAGCGGATGTCCCTGCCGCAGAACAGGCTGTCTGCGAGTGCTGCGGAAAACCAATGGTGCAAATGGAAGGCAGAAAGAAGAAACGCTTCTGTTCCGATGCCTGCAGGAATAAGTGGTGGAATGCACATCTTGACCGTGTGCAGCGAAAAGCCATCTACAAATATGAATGCCCCAATTGCGGAAAGAAGTTTGAGGTTTACGGCAACAGCCACAGAAAGTATTGCTGCCACGAGTGCTATGTGGAGCATCGGTTTGGAGATGGCATTGATGGATAAGCAGGAATTCAGAAATGAAAAGCTGTATCAGACCACCATGCTCATGGCAAGAAACCTCCATGACCAGGGCATTTTATCCGATGAGGAGTACGGGCAGATTGATACAATTTTCAGGGAAAAATACCACCCAACTTTGGGTACATTATTTGCGGACATATCGTTGACTTTCGGGGCGAAAAGAGTGATGTATAGTAGCGGAAGGAAGTGATTATATGCCGAAAATAAGCAAGATTGAACCGACTATGCCTGTCCTAAAGCAGCGAAAAAAAGTGGCTGCTTATGCGAGAGTATCCATGCAGTCGGAGCGAATGATGCATTCCCTTTCCGCACAAATCAGCTACTACAGCAAAATCATCCAAAAGAATCCCGATTGGGAGTATGCGGGTGTGTACGCTGACGATTTTATCTCCGGCACCAATACGGTAAAGCGTGATGAGTTCAAGCGAATGCTGGCTGATTGTGAGAAAGGAAAAATAGACATCATTCTTACCAAGTCCATCAGCCGATTTGCGAGGAATACGGTTGACCTGTTGGAGACCGTAAGAGACCTGAAATCCAAGGGCATCGAGGTGCGGTTCGAGAAGGAAAATATCAATTCCATGAGTGGTGACGGAGAATTGATGCTTTCCATACTGGCATCCTTTGCCCAGGAAGAAAGCCGTTCCATCAGTGAGAATATTCGATGGGCAACGAAGAAACGCTTTGAAAAAGGTATCCCAAATGGCAGGTTTAAGATTTTCGGATACCGCTGGGTGGATGACAAACTGGTGCCTGTGCCGGAGGAAGCGGAGATTGTAAAACGCATTTATCAGAATTTCCTTGATGGAAAGTCCCGGCTGGAAACCGAGAAGGAATTTGCCGCCGAGGGCATTACCACAAGGGACGGATGCCGATGGGTGGATTCCAACATCAAATCGGTGCTGACCAACATCACCTACACAGGAAACCTTCTCCTGCAGAAGGAGTACATTGAGGACCCCATCACAAAACGCAGGAAGAAAAACCGTGGTGAGCTGCCGCAGTATTTCGTGGAGAACACCCACGAAGCACTCATTGATATGGAAACCTATCAATATGTGCAGGATGAGATTGCTCGAAGAAAAGAGCTGGGACCTTTGGCAAATAAAAGCCTTAACACCTGCTGTTTTACGGGCAAAATCAAATGCCCATATTGTGGGCAAAGCTATATGCACAATAAGCGTACCGACCGTGGCAGCTGTCTTGAGTTCTGGTGCTGCGGTTCGAGGAAGAAAAAAGGCGGTCGCTGTGAGGTTGGCGGGAGCATCAACCATGAGAAACTGAAAAAGGCCTGTGCCGAGGTACTTGGGTTAGAAGAATTCGATGATGAAATATTCCTCCGAGAGGTTGACCATATCGATGTGCCGAAACGATATGTGCTGGAGTTCCATATGGCAGACGGCAGGGTTATCACTAAGGACTGCCCCAATACCGGCCACAAGGACTGCTGGACAGCAGAGTATCGTGCCAAGACTTCGGAAAAGCGAAAGAAGAACGGCACCAATCCGAAGGGTGCGACCTGCTTTACAGGGAAAATCAAATGCAAAAACTGCGGATGCAATTTCCGCAGAGCCACGCAGCCGTCAGCTACATCAGAGAGTGGTAAGGTCAATTACTGGCGATGTTCTGAACACAGCAACGGCTGTCAGACGGCAGGCTTGCGTGAGGATGCACTGATACCGCTTCTTGCCGATGCTCTTGGGATGGCAGAGTTTGATGAAACCTTATTCCGAAAGGTGGTGGATTATATTTCGGTGCTGACAGATACGGACTTGGAAATCCACAAAAAAGACGGCACGGTAGTGGCATTGGTTTACACACCACCTTCTCGGAAATATCATCCGAGGACGGAAGAGCAGAAAGCACATATGCGGAGCCTTATGAAAGCAAAGTGGACTCCGGAGCGAAAAGCCGAGATGAGTGAAAGGATGAAACAGTTAAGGAAGGAGCGTGGTGAAAATTGGCGAACAGAAAAGTAACAACCATACCGCCGACCATCAATAAATTCACGGCGGCTCCTGTAAACAGCAGGAAGAAACGAAAAGTAGCCGGATATGCTCGTGTCAGCACAGACCACGAAGATCAGGTCACAAGCTATGAAGCCCAGGTGGATTATTACACAAATTACATCAAAGGCAGAGAGGATTGGGAGTTTGCGGGGCTGTATACGGACGAGGGTATATCTGCAACGAATACCAAGCATCGTGACGGCTTCAACAGAATGGTGGCGGATGCACTGGCTGGCGGGATAGACCTTATCATCACAAAGTCAGTCAGCCGTTTTGCACGAAACACAGTGGACTCCCTTACCACCATCCGAAAGCTGAAGGAACACAACGTGGAGTGCTACTTCGAGAAGGAGAATATATGGACCTTTGACAGCAAGGGCGAGCTGCTCCTTACCATTATGAGTTCGCTGGCACAGGAAGAAAGCCGTAGCATTTCCGAGAATGTCACTTGGGGACACAGGAAGCGTTTTGCAGACGGAAAAGTCAGCTTTGCTTATTCCCGTGTGCTTGGATTAGAGAAATGTCCTGACGGGAACATTGTGGTAAATCATGAAGAAGCGAAAATCGTCAAGCTGATATTTAAGCTGTTCCTGGAAGGCATGACACCGCACAGCATTGCGGTGGAACTGACGGACAGCGGTATCAAATCTCCCGGCGGCAAAGATAAATGGAACTCCGCCACTGTCCGCAGGATGCTTTCCAATGAAAAGTACAAGGGCGATGCCCTGCTTCAAAAGGAGTTCACGGTGGATTACCTTCAGAAAAAGACCAAGAAGAATGAGGGCGAAGTTCCGCAGTATTATGTGGAGGGCAACCATGAAGCCATTATCGAGCCGAAGTTATTTGATTTGGTGCAGGTGGAACTCGCCAAGCGTTCTAAGAAAGGGACGGCGAGATACAGCGGCATCAGCATCTTCTCCAACAAAATCAAATGTGCCGAGTGCGGGAGCTGGTACGGTTCCAAAGTGTGGCACTCCAATGACAAGTACCGCCGGGTGATTTACCGCTGCAATCATAAATTCGATGGAGACAGGAAATGCGAAACTCCTCATGTGACAGAGGAAGAAGTCAAGGCGGCTTTCGTCAAGGCAATGAATATGGTGATTACCGAGCGTGACGAGATTATCGCCAACATCAAGCTGATACGGCAGAGCGTATGCGGCACAGCATCCTTGGAAGAAGAACGGGATAAGCTGCAAAGCGAGATGGAGATTGTGGTGGAACTCACCCAAAGCTGTGTGGAGCAGAACGCTCGGATGGCTCAGAACCAGGAAGAATATCAGAAAAAGTACGATGGACTGGTAGAGCGATACGAAAAGGTCAAATCCAAGTATGACAGCACAGTTGCCGCTATTGAGGAAAAGCAGGCTCATTTTGAGAAACTTGGGATGTTCATTGAAACTCTGGAACAGCAGGCAGAGCCTATCACAGAATTCGATGCCGGGATGTGGGGCAGCATGGTTGAGTACATCGCGGTTGACAAGTATAAGAACATGATCGTCACATTCAAGGACGGTACGGAAGTACAGGCAGAAGAATGA